TTAGAGCTTAATAAAAAGCCGCTCCCCGTCCCAAGTACATTCCTGAATTACAGCGCGAGCGATCGCGTTTTTTTCTTTGTCGTCGAAGCCATCCAGGCCATGAATCAGCTTCGCAATTTCCGCAGCCGTGGCCTTGGCATCCTTCGCACTGGCAGCAGCCCGGTGGCTTTCCATCTCGGCCAGCGAGGCTTCGCGCTTCAGAGCACCCAGCTCAACGTCCAGGCGTTCCATTTCCGCGATGATATACTTTGATGCAGCGGAATCCTCGGCCAGAGCTAACGATGCAGCCAGGCGGCCGATCTTACGCTCACAGGCAGACACGCGAGCCTGCGCAGCCTTCAGATCAGGAACATCGGCCGGAGCTTCCGCTTTGACGAATTTCTGAATCAAGGCAGGATCCGCAGTGATGCCGCGGAATAGCTCCAGGACTTTCTCATCCAGCAGATCGCATTTGATCTGCCCCATGTCGCAGGCATCCACACCCTGCCTCATTCGCTTCCTGCAGTAATACCAGGAAGAACAGGTACCGTCGACCTTTTTCTTTCTGGAGACCTGCATCAGGTTTCCGCACTTGCACCGGAGCACGCCCTTCAGGAGAGGCACTGGCCACTTTGCATCCTTGATGCATTTATTCTGAGTGAACCTGGACTGCACCGCGAGCCATTTCTCGGCTGGCATGAAGGGTTTGTGCTTTCCAAGACACACGGTCCACTTCTCCGGCGGCTGCGCCTGGTGCTTTTTGTTTTTCTCGGTCGACCGGCCATAGATGATCACACCGACAGATCCGTCCCACATTTCACGTGGGGAGCCAGGATCCATGATGCAGCCCTTCGCGGCATAGAAGTCGTACACTTCCGGAGTCGCCTCGACGCAATACGGCATGGTCAGCATTTTATGCAGCTGCGTGGTCGAGAAGAACTTCCCGCTTTGCGTCCGGATGCCCTGGTTTTTGAATCGCGTCTCCATCCCCTGCAGGCTGCAGTTATAAGCCAGGAAGGTATCGAAGATCTGCGTCACGTAGCGAGCCCCGTCCGGATCCACCTCAATGGAGCAGTGCTTCTTCCCATTCACAACAATATGCTTCCTGACGTAACCAACCGGAGGATTACCGCCGGTCCAGTATCCCTTTTTAGCAAGGCCCAGCATATTATCCGTAACACGGGCCGCGATGGTTTCACGCTCCATCTGAGCGAAGACCACCGTGACATACATCATGGCGCGCCCGATCGGCGTCGTGGTGTCGATATTTTCCTTTATTGAGATGAACATCACGCCATGCTCCTCCAGGAGCGCGTAAATGTTCGCAAAGTCCCGGACGTCCCTGGAAAGACGATCCAGCTGATAGACTACCAGGACATCGCAGAAGCCGCCCTTTATAAAAGACAGCATACGCTGCAGATCCGGCCGGGACGTATTCGCACCAGTGAAGTCTTCATCAGAGAACTGCTGCCAGGAATCCACCTGGCCGGAAAACTTCGACTCGCAGTATTCCCGGTTCATCCGGAACTGATTATCGATAGAATCTGATTTATCAGAAAATACGGATTTTCGTCCGTAGGAAAAGAACCTCATCGTCCCACCTCCCAAAAAAGAGTATAAAAAATAAACCCTTGCGGATTTACGGAAACGGCTGTAAAATATTTATGCAAAGTTTGACAGCTTCCGCAAGGAAGAACAGGTCGCCTGGTGTTCGCAGCACCGGGCGATTTTTTATTTACATTTCTTAATCAATCCACGAAGACCTGGCAGTCCGTCCAGAAATTCATCCTCAAAATCCGAGCAATTCACCCAAGAAGACATCAGTACATTGTGGTCAATCAGAAACTGAAGAATGGGCCGCGGCAGATTTCGCTCAGGGAAAAGCGGCGCTTCATCCAGCGCATGCTGAATTAAAGCTGACGCATCGGCGCGATACATTCCGTCAAATACCGGAACGCCGAGCTTCTTCATAAGCTCAAGCTGAGCCTCCGTTATTTCTGGCATTTCTAATTCATGCGAATACGGAGGAAGCAGGCCGGTGCGCGCTTCCACATCAGAGATCGCTTCCCAAGAACCACAGAGAACACGTCTGGTATTTTTTCTCCTGGTCCCTGGATTTATCCCGGTAATTTTATACCGAAGAATGCGATCATCTGGCAGTTTCGCTATTGGAGCAGAAGGAGCGGATCGCCGCGGAACAATTCTATCAAAAAATCCCACGACTACGCCTCCTTTTTATTTGCTCCTCCGTTTCCACCATTCGAGAGAGATGATCCTGCCGCTGCTTTTTTCTGAAGCTCAAGCTGCTGCCGGTATGCCTCCACTTCCGCATCGATATCCAACTCCGAAGCGGAACCCGAAGGAAAAGCCTTCGCATTCGGATCCAGGTCTTCAAGAGCAGCCACGACATCAGTAATGAAGTCGATAATCGTCTCGCGTGAGCCAGCCTTCAGGTTTATGTATTTTTCAATCAGAACCTGGTCGGCATTGGAAAGATCGTACCTTTTAACCAGAGCCTCCAATTCATCGCTGGCATCCGGAGCAAACATCTCGCCGGTTCCATCACGGAGCCATTCTTCATTCACACCGAACTCCCTACAGATAAGAGAGACCACAGAATCAGTCGGCACATTCCTGCCAATTTCATAGTTTGCAATAGCGCCGCGCTTGACGCCGATGCGATCAGCGAACTCTTGCTGAGTCAGATCCAGATCGCGGCGAATTTTTCTTATTCGGTCTTTCACGATTTCACCACCTTTCACGATTCATTATAAAACTCCAAGAGCAATAAGTCAAGCAACAAAGACACAAAATGCAACAAAAGCACAGAAAAAGCATTGACAAAAGTGCCTATGTTGCATATAATAGCAACAGAAGCACAAAAATAGAGCACCAAACGGAAGGAGGAAACACCATGGCAAAAGCTAAGAGATACACAGCAGAGCAGCTCAGCGACGCTGAGAAGATGGCAGCAGCCCTCGCGAACGTTCCGGAGGAAAAGAGAACCCTCGTCATAATGATGACAAACTCATTCATGGCCGGAATGGAAGCACAGAAAGCCATTGACGATACAGCAGCCAAAGCAGCAGCGCTGGCATAAACACACAACTGAATAAGAAGCAAGAGGAAGCATGACACCTCAATAAAAACTGTCTGGTCTGGCGGAGCCGATGCAATAAATCCGCTCGGCGGATAACCGGAGCCTGCGGCCAACCGTCGTAATTGGGAGAGGTAGCGTGAGCCCAAGTAAAACAATGGCGGCTAGGAGGCAGATGAGAACACCAGGAGAGAGAACATCCGGAGCATGGACTGGTGGGTGCGCAATACACCCGGATGGCGGCGATGAAACAGACCGCACTGCAGGCAACAGCTATACGGCTACCCCACACAAAACTCAGGGAGCAAACAGCGGACAGGTTCTTCTTCAACCCTATGGAGAACCTGTCACAGACTGCCGGGCCCAGCCAAGCCTAGAGAGCAATATAAACAGCTCCGGAAGTCAACTACTAAATTAAAGAATTTATAAGAAGGAAGTGAGTAAGATGCAGAGGTATCAGACAGAGGATGAACGCCGGAAAGCAATGAGAGCTAGGATCAATAAAACAATAAAGAGAGGAAAACGCCGGAAACGAATCATCCGAAGATTGAAGAAGGCAGTGCCAGGAATCTGCATCGGAGTACTTATCGCAGGCATGGGAGCCTGGTGCATAGCAGCTCCACTCCCGGATCCAGACGACTATGAGCCCTACCGATTCCAGGCAGAGAACGGTCAATGGTACACCCAGGAAGAATACGAACAGATGAGCCGAGAAAGAGATGCATACCATCAGCGGGAGCGTGAGGAAGCAGAGAAGGAAGCTCAGATGATCAGAGACTACCAGGAACAGTACCAGAAGGACCAGGAAGCAGAATGGAAGCTCTACCAGGAGCAGACGCGGTCAGGATTGATTCACAGCATGGACTTTGAGGCAGACGATGCATACCTGCTGGAGAAGATCGCAATGGCTGAAGCTGAATCAGAGGACACCGAAGGCAAGGCACTGGTCATGCTGGTAGTTCTGAACCGAGTATGGGATGCAAGATTCCCGGACACGATCGAAGAAGTGATCATGCAGGACGGAGCATTCACACCGGTGAGCAATGGCAGATATGACAAGGTGGAGCCGGATGCCGACTGCATGAAGGCAATGGAGCTGATCACAGTAGAGCACTGGGATGAAAGCCAAGGAGCCCTCTACTTTGAAAAGGCCAGCGACGAAAGCACCTGGCATAGCAGGAACCTGCAGAAGTTATTCACACACGGAGCGCACACCTTCTACACGGAGAAAGAGTGAGGACAAATGGGAATCAGAATGGAAGTCAAGCTGACGGATGGGTACCAGCAGCGCTTCACAAGTGCGTGCCTGGCTCAGATCGGAAGCAGAAAAGAGGTAACGAAGATTGAAGATGGCAATGAAGGATGGAAAGATCATGCTGATCGAAGTGGACAACACACAGATGGCGATCATAAAATCCTGGAACTCAATGAAGTACGACCGGCGCAAGAACATGATGATCGGAGACTGCAGCAAGGAACTGCTGGACAAGCTCTCCAAGATCGTGAGACTGCCACCGGCCATAGAAAGCTACAGGCAGCGATTGGATGAAACGCAGCGAGCCGTAGATAAGATGCGAATCGAGAAGGAACCAGAGGCCCTGGTCAAATACCCGGTGCAGGGCAGCCTTTACGAGCACCAGGTAAGAGCAGCCAACATGGCACTCCTGACATTCGGTCTCGCGGATCCGAAGGAGGTGCTCTGATGGATTACCAGAAACTGATAGATAGACTGAAGCGAATGCAGATCGACATCAATGACGCAGATGCCGTGGCAGAGGCAATCGACATTATATCAGATTATGAGAAAGCCACAGCGCAGACCGCAGAACTGATCCAGAAGTACGAACAGCCAGCAATGGCGGTCAGACGTGCAGCAGGGCTTTATACCTGCCCGCTTTGCGGCAAGAGAACACAGGTCGGCCACACGCACTGCCACTGGTGCGGAAAGAAGCTCACCTGGGACAGAGAAGCATACGCAGACCGCGACTACCCACGCATGAGTACGAAGGGAGGCAGGAGACGTGGACTATGAGAAACAAGCAATAGACATTCTCCAGATGCTCGCTGGAAACTCACCGTTCACGATCGCCGATAGCGGAGGAAAGGATTCATCCGTCCTGACACACATAGCCTTGAAAAGCGGCTGCAAGTTTAAAGTGCAGCATTGCCACACGACCGTAGATGCGCCGGAGACCGTCTACTTCATCAGAAGGAAATTCCAGAAAATGCGGAGCATGGGAATCGAATGTGAAATCCGGTATCCAAAAGAGACAATGTGGCAGCTGATCGTCAGAAAGGGGACACCTCCAACAAGGAAGATGCGATATTGCTGCTCTGAGTTGAAGGAAAACCACGGAATCGGCGAAAAGCTCGTAACCGGAGTAAGAAAGGCCGAAAGCGCGAACCGGAGGAAAAATCAAGGCGTCGCAACCTTTCCAAAGCCAAAGAAAAATATAAAAGACTTAGTGGATGATGAAAATTTTCACTTAACCGACAAGGGGGGGGTGGTAGTCCTAAATCTTGACAACGACGAAAATCGCAGAATCGTGGAAAATTGCTACCGAACGCAAAAAGTCCTGATAAATCCACTGATCGACTGGGACGATGAGTACCTGCAGTGGTACATAAAACGAGAAGAAATCGAACTCAATCCACTGTATGGATGCGGCTGGGACAGAGTCGGGTGCATTGGATGCCCGATGGCTGGAAAGCATAGATACTTTGAATTTGAGAGATACCCAAAATACAAGCAGGCATACATCCGGGCATTTGACAAGATGCTGGAAGTCAGGGAAGCCAAAGGCCTCAAGAAAATGCGTGGCTGGGAAGACGGCAAGTCGGTATTCAGGTGGTGGATTGATGAAAAGTGGAATCCAGACCAGATGGAAATCAAGGACTGGCTATACGAGATCGGAGCAATAACCGCAGATCAATACGATGATGAACATTTTATTTATTGAAGGAGGAAAGCAAATGGCAGCCAACACAAATAAGGGCTTCGGTCTTTTATTTGAAATGGGATGCGGCAAGACCAGAACTGCGATCGCCATCGCAGGAGCCGCATATGAAAAAGGCGCGATCCAGAGAGTCCTGGTAATCGCACCAACGTCCGTCGTGTCGGTCTGGCCAAAAGAGATCGCAGAGGTCGCAGACTTTAAAGTGACCTGCAAGGCGCTCCTGGGAACGAAGCAACAGAGGATCCGAATGATTGAAGACCTGCAGGCGTTCCCGTTCAAAGCGCTCAAGGTCGCCGTGATCAACTACGAATCAACCTGGAGAGATGGACTATTTGAGAAGCTCCAGGAATATGACGCTGACCTGATTATATGCGATGAGAGCCAGCGAATCAAGACACACGACGCAGAACAGAGCAAAGCAATACATAAGCTAGGAGACCAGGCAAGGTACAAGCTCATCCTCTCCGGAACACCGGTACAGAATGATGCAATCGACATCTGGAGTCAGTACCGGTTCCTGGACGCCTCGATCTTCGGCCGGAACTTTTACCAATTCAGAAACCGGTACGCGATCATGGGAGGCTTCAACCGGAAGCAGATCGTCGGATACAAGGACTTGGACGGTCTGATCCGAAAAGAGCACTCGATCGCATTCAGAATTACGAAGGAAGAAGCAATCGACCTGCCGGAGCAGACATTCATCAAGAGGAAGGTCCAGCTCGGCAAGAAAGAGAAAGACTTATACAACCAGATCAAGCGAAGCAGCTATGCGGAGCTATCCAACGGAGATAAGATCACGGCCACAACCGTACTGACAAGGCTCCTGAGACTGCAGCAGCTGGCCGGAGGATTCCTGGTCACAGACGACAGCGACAAACCGGAGCTCGTCAACACAGCGAAGCTGGATGCGCTCCAGGATATCATCGAGGACTACGTACTCGGCGCGGGAAAGAAGCTGGTAATCTTCGCAAGGTTTATCCCGGAAGTAACCGCCATCATGAAAATGATAGATAAGACATTCCAGAAGACAGGAAAGAAGCAGGTGGCCATCTATGGAGCAATTAAGAAAGAAGACCGCGGACCGATCATCAAACAGTTTCAGGAGGATCCGGATACCGTGATCATCGTCGGCCAGATCGACACCCTCGGCGTCGGAGTTACCCTGACAGCGGCAGACACATGCGTCTACTATTCAAAGAACTTCAACTACGCCACATACGAACAGAGCCTCTCCAGGATCCACCGAATCGGCCAGAGGAACACATGCACATACATCGACCTGGAGACCGAAGGCACCGTGGATGAGATGATCGGCAAGGCACTGGCCAGAAAAGAGGACATGGCCAAGACGGTCGTGGACGACTGGCGCGCTTATTTTGAATAGGAGGTAGAGAGATGAAACTGAATGACGTATACACAAAGCCACTGAAAGACGTCGTGGAAGAACTGAACCTCACGGACATGAAAGTTCACACAGACGACGATGGAGAAGTGAGATCCATAGAGCTGAAATATGAGCCGAACAATCGCTTCACGAAAGGAGCTCAGTCATGATCTTAAAAGAAATCGGTCGCAAGATCGTTCAGGCATTCAGATCGGCAAAGGCCGCGGACGAGAAGGTGGCGTCCAGCATAGCAACGTCACTGGATACCATAGCGGAGCGGGCGAGGGAATACGAAAAGAGCTTCGAGCCAGAGCCTCCGGAACCGGATCAGCCACAGGAGATCAACGCAGCACCACCGTTCACATTTGAGTTTTATCTGGCTGGAATACCGATAGCGCAAGCGATGGCTGCTGCGGTCGGATGCGGCTCGGATGAAATAGCATTGGCAATTCTAAAAGTTATCGCGCCGAAGCCTAAGCCGATGCGACACCTAACAAATAACTGGCGCAAGATGCACGGACTGCCGATGCACCGAAAACCTGCAGCGTTCAGGAGAAGGAGGAAAAACAGTGGAACAGGAAAACAGGGTAAATAACCCAAAGCCATGGATCGCGCAGCTATTCTGCAGACACCATGGCGAGTGGTTCAGAAGGCAAGAGCCGTACTACAACCTGAGCGGCGAGACGCAGTATAAGGTCTGCACAAAGTGCGGGAAGAAACTGGATGAGAGATTTATTCCAAACTTTGACGGAAGCTAAGGAGGTGCCTAGATGGGCGGAAGGGCATGGAGCCAGGAGGACCTGATCCGGCTCGAAGAATTAACAGAAAAATATCCGCTCGCCACAGTAGCAAGAATTCTGAACCGTTCAGAAAATGCGGTCTTTCTGAAAAGGCAGCGGACCGGTATCGGAGGATTCATGGCGAACACGGACATGCTGACCAGGAACACCCTCTCGCGGATCCTGGGAGTTGAGAACCGGACGATCCAATACTGGGAGCGCAAAGGACTGAAAAGTGTCCGGAAGAAACCATACGTGATGTACCGGCAGCAGGACATCATCAGATACATGAAAGAACATCCGGAAGATTGGAATGCGGCCAGAGTAACCGATGACACACTGTTCATGCAGTACCCCTGGTTTAAAGAAAAAAGGAAGAATGACATATCACACAAATACAACTGGACGCAGACCGAAGTAAGCCAGATGAAGATGCTCCGGAAGCAGGGATTCACAATCAGAGAGATCGCAGAGAAGATGAACCGGTCGGAATCAAGTATCAAATACAAACTCTACGGAAGGGAGAAAAGCAATGGCAGAAGTTAAGATCTGGCCGCGAGGCCAAAACGAAACCGGAGGCATCCTGCTGATGCCGATGAAGAAAAACATCCCAAAAGGGCATCCGGAATGGAGCCTGGTAAAATGTCCGATCTGCGGACAGGAATGCTGGAGACCAATGTCAAGACAGGAGCTCCGGCAGAAGAAAATGCAAGCAGCCTGCACAGAGTGCGGACTCAAAATAGAAAGTAGGAGGAACCAACCATGAAACTCACTGAAATGCTCGGCCAGTACGAGGAGCTTCTCGACAAGAAGGATCAGCTGGCCAAAGACACCAAGGACAACAATGCAGCCATCGATAAGCTGAAAGCAGAGATCGCAGAAATGATGATCGACGAAGATATCCCGTCCCAGGGATACGGCGACTACATCTACAGCCTCCAGGATAAGGTCAAATACTCCAAGCGCGGAGAAGCCTACCTGCAGGAACGCGGCCTGGACTTCTTCGAGGTACTCAGAGAACAGGGCCTCGGCGAGCTCATCAAAGAAACCGTCAATGCAGGATCCCTGCAGAGTGCGATGAAAGAAATCGCCGAAGAAAACGACGGAGAGCTGCCGCCGGAGCTGGATGAGGTCGTAAGCAGCTACGAGATGACCGACATCGCCAGACGCAAATCAACCAACAAAGCACTCAAAAGAGCGAAAGGAGAATAAACCATGGAACAATTAGAATTTGATTGTCGCCTCGAATCAGAGCGCGAGCTCGAAGAAAACGTAAACATCGCCCTGGAATTTGCCTGCAAGCAGGTCAAGGAAACCAGCAAGTCGAAGGTATCGAACCGCCACGACGGATACGGTATCGCTTCAGAATTCTACGCAGGCATGAAGCTCGACCAGAAGAAGGTAGATGAGAGCATGAAAGACTTCCTGCGCATCCTTCCAACAGAGGATGATGCCAAGGCAGTCGAGGCAGCCAGCAGCCTGAAGAATGCAGCAACCGGCCTGGTGCTCCAGGCGACAAAGCTCGCAGCGCAGGCAGACAGAATCATGCACGACTTATACGATGAAGTCAGCAGCTACACCACACCGGTGGAAGATTATCTGGAGGGACAGTTCGAGGACGCAGAAGCGGATCCGGAAGCTGAAGCAGAGGAAGAACAGGAGGACGCTGAATAATGGCAGGACTCACAGTTAATGAGGTAACACGCATCGAGGTATCCGATTCAGAAGGCAATGCAATGCGCCAGGGCGACACAATCGTCCTGAGAATCGATACAGAGGACATCCTCTGCGTATTCAAAGGAATCGAGAGCGGATACTTCATCACAGAGACGTGCGAGGACGGAATCAGAAACCGCTACCGTGTCAAGAGCATCAAGAAATCCAAAGTAGTAAAGAACGCATCCGTAGATGCAGCAGATGAGGAGGAATAAGAATATGGCAAAAGCAGAACTGACAACCGTGGAAAACTTCAAGATCGTAACAGGCATGGAGGCGATGGATGAGGAACTCAGAGCAGAGCTGGAAGATGAACTCGACGACCTGGACGATGATGGCGGCATCGATGCCAAGCACATCAAGATCCCGTCTGGCGGAGGAAAAGCCTTCGAGGTCGAGACAGACGATCCGGACGATCCGGAGGTCATG